GACGACGCGAATTTCTCCGCCAGCAGCTCGCGCCCCTGCTTCCAGATGGCGCGCTCACGCGCGCCCGGATCAGCGGGATTGAACTTCAGCGGGGCCGGGGCGGCAGAACCCGGCACCCCACCCCCGCGCAGAGGCGGAGGCAGGTTCCGGGTGGCAGTTTTGGTCTCGGCGAACGCGGCCCGCCCAGCTTGGGCGTAGGCCGCGCGTTCCTGGCGGGCCTGCTCAAAGGCGGCGGGGAGCACGCGCGGGTCGCCCTGGAGAAAGGCCTGATGGGCCTGCGGGAACCGCGCGATAATTTCGGCGACGTGGTCATTCAGCGCGGCCACGTCCTGGGGGGTCCGGATGCCGGCGCTCGCCGCCATCTGCTCCAGGCGGCGCTCTTCGCCGGTGACATGGCTCTGGGCCAGGCGGTGCTCGAGCTGCGCCATGCGCTGCTCGGCGGCGCTCTGCCACTGCTGACCGGCGATCACGCCCTGCGCGAGCGCGGGGCCCGCCTTGGCGTACTGCTGCATGCGGCCCCACTCGGGGTGATCGCTCAGCAGGCCGTTCAGGGCGTGCTGCGCCTGCTGGCGCTCGGCTTCCTCTTGCGGGGAGCGCGACGGCGCCGCGGCGCGCTGCTGCAGCGCCTGCATGATCGTCTGCTGCTGGGCTTGGGATCGCTGATCGAACGACTGCAGGAGCTGTTGGCGCTCCTGCGCGAACCGCGCCTCGGCCTGCGCCACGGCGCGCTCGGAGGCCTGCTGCACCATCTCGTTGACGCGCCACGGCGGGATCACATTGCCGCGGGTGTCGGTGACGACCTGACCCTGCTGCTGCGCAGTGTTTTGCGTCCCTGCGGACGACGGGTCAGTGGCTGGAACTGCTGGGGCTGCGGGGCCGGGGGACGATGCCGGCGCGACTTCGTCCGACTGCACATCCAGCATGGGACTCTCGCCGCCGTCGCTTCGTGCGCGGCGATGACTCGAGACGAACAAAGCCGCCGAGGGTGACCCCTCAGCGGCTTCGTCCGCATCGTCGTGGCCCCCGGGTACGAAGCCCCGGAGCTTTCGGCGGTTAGCTAGACCGCGCCCGTGTGGTCGGCTCTAGGACCTGTTCGTTAGCGCCCCCGCAGGGCGTCGATGGCGCCCCGCCCCTGCTGCTTCTTGTAGGCCCGCCACCCCTGGGAGCCCGGCCCGCCGTACTGGGCCCGGAGCTGCGAGAACGCCGACGGGCGCGGCGGCAGGCCCGGGGCCCCGCCGGGCGCGGGGACTTGCCCCATCAGGTTCTGCACCGCGGGCGGCGTGCCGCCGGTCGGCTTCTGACCGAGGAGGCGTTGCAGGCCCCCGGGGGTGGAGCGGGGGTCGACCCAGTTCGCGCTGCCGGCGCCCGCGCCGGGCTCGGTCCAGGACGCGCCGCTGCTGGGCGCGCCCCAGGACGACATGTCAGGCCCATTCGTCTGCGCGGCGGGCAGGCCGTAGTCGCCGACGCTGGGGTCGAGCCTGCGGGGCGCGTCGGCGAGCTGCTGCGCGGCAAGTCTGCCCGTGTAGCCCGGGTCACCCGCGTGGATCGCCATGCTCGGGTCGGGCATGCGGGGCGCGTCACCCTTCGCGAGGAGGCCCGTGTAGTCGCGGGGGACGGCGCTGGTCCCGCCAGGGTACGCGGGGTTGTCAATCATCCCGCGGCTCGGGGCGGGCATGCTGGGCGCCGCCTTTCCGCCGCCAGGATTCGGGTATCCGGGATCGCTCGTCAGGGGCGGCGCGCCGCCACCGATCTGGCCGGTCCCGGGAGCGCCGCCGCCACCGGGCTCGTAGGCGGGGGCGGTCCAGGGCGCGGTGAACTGCCCGCCCACGAACCCGCCGTCGTCGCCGCCGGGTTGCTGGCCGATCAGGCTTTGCAGGCCGCTCAGGCGGGACTCGTTGATGGGCATGGCTCTACCCTGTAGCCCGCGGCGCGGAGGATTTCAAGATGTGGCGTGTGCGCCACAGGCGGTACAAGCTCGAGCGGTCGATGCCGGCGAGCTTCGCCGCGCCGCGCATGGACCCCGCCTTCGCGCGCAGCTCCTCGATCTTTTCGATGCGGCGCTCGATCTCCGCGCGGCGAATCGGTGTCACTGCGCGTTGCGTTCCATTTCCGCTTGCTCACCATCCATCCGCGAGGGCGGCTCGGGCCCGCCCTGCGTCGGCCCCTGCATCCCGCCGGGATTGGACAGGAACCCGCTCGTGGGCGCCGCGCCGGCGTTCATCTGCATCTGGCGGTACGCCGCCTGCATCGCGAGCTGCACGTGCTCCGAGTGCTTCTTCTCCACGAGCTTTTGGACCGGCTTCGGGAGCTGCTGCGAGGCGTCGCCCTTCAGCCATTCGCCCAGCTCGCGCACGAACGTGGGGTGCCCGTCCACATCCGGCCGCACCTCGGGCAGCTCGAGCCCCTGCTGGGTCGCGGCGCCCGCGAGCTGGGTGTAGGTGGCGGGCGGCAGCGGCTGCGCGATCAGGCCGGCCTGCGCCTGCTGCATCGAGGCCTGCTGGATCTGCTCGGCCTGCGCCAGGAGTCCGCCGAGGAGCTGGACGGCGGCGGGATCGGCCGCGAGCGCCTCGAACGTCTCGATTTGCTTGGCGGCGGTCTCCGCATCGGCCTTCATCGACGACAGCCAGTCCGTGCGGCCGAACGCGGCCAGCCATTTCTCGCGGATCTCGGGATCGCTCGGATCGATCACGCGATTGGCGCTCAACTGCTCCAATTCGGCCCGGTCCACGAGCGTGGAGCGCGGCGCCGCCCCTTCCGCCTCGGCCACCACGTCAATCCGGCCCGTGAGGTCGGACGCCAGGAACTTTTCGATGCGCCAGCGGCTGCCGCGCCCCTGAATCTTGTGCAGGCGCTCCTCCGTCACGAATTGCCGGAAGATCGCCAGGGCCTGGCGCGCCCACTCGGCCCACGCCTGGCTCCACAGGATGAACATCGACCCGAACCGCCCATTGATGCGCTCCTGGATCATCTGCAGCGCAATCCCCGCGCTCACCCCCGGCGGGCGGTCGCCTTTCAGCAGGGAGAAGGTGGCGGCAATCTCCTCAAAGTCCGAATCGATCACCTGGAGCCACGTGATGAGCCCGTTCGGAATGCCCGCGCCCTGCACGCGCTCGGGCTTGGCGTGGCCGGGGCCGAGGGCGTTGTATTCGATGATCTGCCCCGGATCGCCCGTGAACTGCTTGATGTTGGCGCCCGACGGCACCGTCCAGACGGGATTCGCCGTCCGCATGATGAGCCGCAGGATGAGATAGCAGAGCTGATTGCGCTCGACCTGCTTGCTCGCGAGGTCGTCGGCGACGGTTTTTGACCAGAGCGAGCCGGGGACCAGGCGCGTGGGGAAATACGTCATGGGCAGCATCGGGCCGCGCTCGTCGTGATACGGCAACGGGCCCATGTGCATCACCTGGGTGCCGCCGAGGATAATCAGGAGCAGCCCCTCGGGATAGGCCCGCGTCGGACGGCTCCAGTACCAGCCTTCACTCACGCGCCGCTGGCCGCCGGCCGGGCGGCCGAAGGGCTGCGCGCCGCGGGCCCCCGTATCCTCGTGCATGTAGCCCGCGAGCGTCGGCAATTGCTCCTGATAGTGCTCACCCATCGTGCCGCCGAGGTCGGCGCCGATGCCGCGGGCGGCCTCGCCCCAGCGCTCGAGCGCGTCGGCGGCGCTGAGCGACTTTTCCCGGTAGTAGTCGGGTACCTCCTGCCATTGCGAATAGCTGGCGTCAAACCACATCTCGAAGAGCGACACCACGTCGCAGTACATCGTGCCGATGGGCACCTCGGTGCCGACCGGCTCGCCCGCGTCGTCGACCGCGGGCTCGGTCGGGCCCCCGCACGCGGCGCACTCGGGCGTCTTCTGCGGCGGGCCCGTCGCGCCGCACGCGAGGCACCGATCATCTTGCTGAAGGCGCATCCCGTGCTGCGGGGAGGGGTCGTAGCCCGTCTCGATCCACGCGCCGCCCGTGAAGCCCGCCCAGTGCGCGAGCACCTGGCACAGCAGGCGGATATTCACCTCCTCCTCGATCACCTCGATCGCGCGGGAGGCGACTTCCGCGGTCGCGCGGTCCTCGGGCGCGCTCGTCGCCGGGCGGAACGAGGGCGTGGGCTCGATGCGCGCGAGGACGGACACGTAGGCGCCCATCGTGCTGCTGAATCGGTTCGTGGGAATGATCCGCGGCCCGCGCATCTGCACCGGGCGCCACGCATTGGCCGCGCGCGAGAACACGATGTCCTGGTGCCCGCGCTCGAATAAGATATTGCGCCAGGCGTTGCGCACGAAGCCCTCGCGCCCGCGGCCCCACTCCGTTTTCTTCTCGCGCACCATCGCCAGCGCCGCCGCCTTGTCCTCGGCGGTGATGGTGGCGTAGTCGAGCGGCGTGGGCCCGGGGGCCTCCGGCGCGGCGGCGTCGGGATCGCTCAGCGAGGGGTCGGCGATGAGGGCCATTTAGCGCTCCACTCCTTGCGCGTCGCCAATCGCGCCCAGCTCGGTCGAGCGGATCAGTTCCTCCAGCGTGCTCGGCATCCGCTCGGGCGCCAGCGGGCGCGTCGGGCCCGTGATGCCGCCGAGCCCCCGCTCGGCCAGGCGCTGATCGGTCGCCGTGTCGTTGCGCTGCCGCTCGGCGGTGTAGAGCAGCCGCCAGAACTCGACCTCGGCCTGCAGATGCGCGACGAAGGCGGCGCTGGGATCGCGCAGGCGCGCCACTTCCGCGTCGCGGTCGGCGCGCAGGCGGTCGAGCGCGGCGTCGAAGCGGGCGCGCTCGTAGTCGGCGAACCCATAGCGCATCTGCGCGAGCTGCGCGTCGGTGACGAAGAGCTTCATCGGCCAATCTCCAGGAGCTGCGGGTCGAGCTGCCCGAGCGCTGCGGGGTCCAGCGTGCGCTCTGCCTGCCGCGCGCGATGCTGCTGCCAGCCGATGAGCAGACTCATGCGATCCAGGCCCCCCTGCCCGTTGGCCGCGCGGGCGGCGAGCACCTGCGCCTCCCACGCGCGCTGCTCCAGCACCTCGGGGTCGGCCCAGGACGCCGCGACGGCCGGCGTGTTCGGCTTGCCGCGCAGCTGATACAGATCGGCCACCGGGTCGAGGAGATCGTCGGATTCGTTTTCCTGGTCCATGCGGAACTTGTCCGCCTGGTCGATGAAGTCGGCCAGCGCCTCGCAGGACTCCAGCGCGTGGATCTGCTTCGCCATCCACGGGCCCTGGATGAGCCCGATGCGCTGCTGCTTGGTCCGCTGCGTGTCGCGCTCGAGCCCGAGGATCGGCAGATAGAAGCCCCGCCGGTCCCCCTCGTTAGTGAACACGTGGCGCATGCCCTTCTGAAACCCCGTCGCCTCGAAGCCGATCCGCTGCATCGGCGCCCCGCGCGCCTGGAAGTGCTCGACGAGATCAAACACCTTGCGCACGAGCGCCTCGTCGTCCCGGCGCGCCATCCACAGCTCGAGCAGCCACAGATCGCCGCGGTGATCGAAGCCGCCGACGGCGATGCCGGAATGATCCGCCCACTTGTGCAGGCTCTGCGCGGGATCGATCGCCATCGCCACCCACAGCGTGGACAGCGGCGGCGCGGCGCGCTCGAGCTGCAGATTCGGCGCGCCGGTGGGGTCCAGGCGCGGGAAATGCGCCGTCTCGGCCGACACCGGGTTGAGCAGATACTGCGCGTTGAAGTTGGACGGCTCGTTGTCGCGCTCCACGAGCAGTTCCAGGCGCGTCGTGTCGCCGGGGGGCCGGCGCAGGCAGAAGCGCTCGGGAAAGCTCACGGCCACCCACCCGTGCCCCGGCACATCCCCCACGACGCCGTCCCGCACCGCGGGGTCGTCCGCCGTGCGCGGGGTCGTCTTTTCCCACGCCGCCTTGATGTAGATGCCCATCGGCAATTGCCCGCGCGCGTGCCGCGCGCGCTGCGCGGCGTAGGCGTCCGCATAGTGCCAGTGGGTGCCGACGAACTCCTTCGTCGCGCCGGGATCGAAGAGCGGGCGCGCCTTCATGAAAAAGTCCCACACCTTCGCGCGCTCGGCCTTCGTCCCGGAGTTCTCCTTGCCCACGCAATCGTCGAACACGCCGCCGTCGTAGTGCCGGCTCACCAGCTCGCCCTCCACCCCGATCGTCTGGATGGTGGATTCGCGCAGATCGCGCCGGCTCCGCTGCACGGTGATCGCCCCTTGCGTCCATTCCAGGCCCGCTCGCGCGGGATCGCGCGGCAGAATCTCCGGGAAGAGGCCCAGCAAGAGATCGTTGCCGCTCAGATGCCCCTTGATGCCCGCCAGGAACCCCTCCGCGTTCTCCCCCTTGTTGCTCGCCAGCAAGATCCGCGTGTTCGGCCCGCACACCCGCCCGTGCCACCGCTGCTGGCACCACCACGTCGCCGGATCGGCCAGAATCCGCTGAATCACCGCCGCCGTCGTGATGATCGACGACTTGAAGAACCCGCGGCTGAGCAAATACAGATTTTCGTCGTAGCGCGTCGTCTGCATCCACGCGCACAGCGGCTTGTGCAGCGTGTCGGTCAGCAGATTCGGCGTGAGATGCGCGTACAGGACCCGCCGCGCGAAGGCGTACAGATCCGTCTGGCACAGCATCCGCATCGCCGGCTTCGTCTGCGCCTCCGGCGTCGTCTTCGAGGCCGTCAGCACCGTCGGCGGCATCAGCGGACGGCGTCCAGCCAGTCCCGCGTGGGCTGGTACCAGTCGGCCAGGACCGCGTCGTACACGCTCTTCACCGGCGGCAGCGCGCCCACCGCCCGCCAGCCCCGCTCCATGTCGGCCGCGAACCGGTGCGCGTCCGTCAGCCGAACCGGCCGGTACCAGTGCGTCTCCGTGCGCCAGTGGGCCACCGTCGCTCCTTTTCCTGTGACGCCGCGCAAAACGAAACCCGCCGCTTCCCCTGCAGGAAGGGCGGGCTGCGTTCGCGGTCAGGCCCCCGCCGCTGGCCGGCGACGAGGTGCGCGGGTGGGTTAGCGTTCGGTCGTTGTGCGGTGCTCCTGTGGGACGCCGTCGCGGAGCGTGCCGTCATCGCCGAGGGCGGCTTGCGCGATTTCGATCATCGCCTCGGCGCACTGGTCGCCGCAGGACTCGTACTGCACGATCGCCACCAGCGCGGCCCGCAGCCGCCGCACCTCCGCGATCAGCGCCAAGATCCGCCCCCCCAGCAGTCCGGCCCCAGCGCCCGATGCCCCGAGCGCTCCGCCGCCTCCCACCGCGCCAGCTCCGCCTCCGTCATGCCAGGCTCCGCGCCATCGCCGCCACGCTGTCCGCCGCCCGCAGCCGGTCCCACAGTACCAGGCGCTCCGCGATCGTCAGCCGCGCGACGTCCCACTGCGCCGGCACGCAGAACCCGCTCTTCATCGCGCCCCTTTTCTCTCCGAAAATTCTATTGCTGGAGCGACGTGCCGGCCTCAAGGAGGGCCCGCGCCCGCCCCAGGCTATATCAGAAGGGACTCCGGGGGCCTCGACGGCATCTCCTGGCCCGCCTTGAGCCCGGTCCAGCCCGCTACAGTCCGTCGCGCGCGCGTTCACCCCAGTTCTGCGCATGATCTCAGGCGCTAACATGCTGGATACATGCGCATGTCTGCGTCGACGGCGCCCATTCGCAGATGTGGGCCTGTCTCACCACGCGCTAGGCCTCGGGCCTGCTGGGCGGGTTATGGGCGTGGCTGAGCTCGCGGAACCCTCT